GCTCGCGGGTATGCGACCGCGTGGCGTAGTCCACCTGAATGTCGGACCCGGCGGCGATAGCGCCGTCCGCGAGGAACTGGATCAGGCCGGCGTCGTAATCGACTTCGTAGTCGGTGCCTTCGACGTACGACGTGCCAGTGCCGCCCGAAAGAGCCGCGCCGCCGACTGCGGTGTTGGTTGCATCCTCGGTAATCGAGATGCTGTTGCCGGCCGTGCCTTCAACCTTCGCCGTGACGGTAACCACGCCGGCAGACGGCGAAGCCGTCACGTCCGGATGGGCGACAGTGCCCGTGCCGTATGCGGTGCCCGCGCCCGCGCCCGCCGTGATGGCGGCTACGAGGTTGGACGCCTGCGTTGCCGGCGTGGAATTGATATCCACGTCATATGGATCGGCCGGGGTGTTCTTGAAGGTGTAGACAGTGCCGCCGATGTCGAGGGTATCACCATCCGCAGGGCCGGTCGAAGTGAAGGTGACGGTCTGCGTTGCGGCGACCAGAACCTCGCCGTCGAGCGAGACGTTGAAATCGTCCTCGCTGAGACCGATGACGCCCGCCGGGTTGGTGTCGGTGACGCCGAGCTTGTAAGCCATGCCGGCGACAATTTCCTCCAGCACTTCCGACTGGCCGCTTGCGCCGACCTGAGTGACATCGCTCTTATCGCCGAAGAAGAACAAGGCGATGTTTTCCATATCGATGTTGTCGGTGGACAGAGAGCCGGTGCGGGTGACCGAGATCGGGACGCTGTCGTCCTTTTCGTTGATGCCGTAGTCCGAAGAGAAGTGGTCGAGATTTTCGGCTTCAATGGTCAGATTGAATTCCGGCGAGTTACCGATGTACCGGAAGCCGGCGGGCAACTGCGTATCGGTCTTGAAGCGGCTAAAATAGACCCGGCCGCGACCGAGCGTGTACTTCTGGGTAGTGAGATTGCTGATCGCCATGGTCTTTCCCCGTGCTCCGAATCAGGCTGGGCCGCCGTCAAATGGCTCCAGCAAATCCTCAGTAATGTCCAGAGACAAGTTAAGCCAGAAGTACGCGCGAGACGAAATCTCGTCTGGCGGTCTGACGACCCCCGCCCCTATCCTCATGTCTCTCAGGGCTTTGAACCCGAGAATCTGGAAACTCCGATTACGCCGCTTCTCATACGCCAACCTCTTCTTCACCGCTGCCATAAGAACATGCGCCGGATCGGTCGGGTGGATGGCGTCTTCGACCGCGAACCCCTGAATCAGAAGCTCCCAAGTGCCGGCAGAGTACGATGAATCCTCCGGGGACACAATCTGGTCTAGAGGGATCGGAACCTCCAATACAGAGAGCATCGGGAGCGGATCGTCATCCCCGAACGCGATCCGCCCCCGGAAGACCCGCCCGACCATACTCGTCAGGAGGGTCACCCCGTCCGACGCGTACACCCCGAAGTCAGTCAGGTCAGTGGCCTCAAGCGACGCGGTCAACGCCTTGAGGATTTGCAGCCGGAAGACATCAGCCACGACGCAACTCCACCAGACGAAGGAATTCACGCTCAAGCTCGGTCGCAAGTTCGGGGGCGATGTCTTCAGCGACACCGCCCCCGTCTCTGGCACGAAAGACCTGATCCACTGACGGCCCGTACAGGAGATAAAGCCCGCTGTCGAGGCGACGGACTTCGCTCTTGTTACGGAGCACTTCACCGGGTTTCAGGCGAACAGCCAGACCCAGATTATGGGCTGTGTCGATAGAAGCGTTGCCGGCACGGAGCTTCACCAAAAAAGCCCGCTTCAGGAAACGGGCGCGGCCGGGGGCGACTTCGACCGTGACGCCCGCCTTGTGTGGTTGTGCGGACCCTGTGATGAAGCGGGCAAGGGAAGTGGCGCGCGTCCGAGCCCGGATGCGGGCTTCAAGGTCTGCGCGCTGCGCCTGTTTCGAAACGTATAAACGCTTCGCTCCGGGCGTGAGGTAGGACGCGGGGAAGTGTACTTGGCTACGGATACGCCGGGCCGACTCCGTTCGCCCTGTAGCGGCCGTATGGTTGATTGCTTGGGCGGCCCACAATTTGATGCGGTCCGACAGGTTGTCGAACTCTTTCAGGTCTGTGATGCCTTCCACGAAGACGGCAAAGGACGCCACGTCACGCCCCCGGATAACTAAATGCTGCGCGTTGGCTCGCCGTAAGCGACCCGACCTTCCAATAGATCGAATGGATGTCAGGCTCCAGCGAGTGATCGAGTTTGTAGCCTTCCGATGCCGAGACCATCAGCACGTCACCGCGTGCGAGCGTGATTCCGGCATCGGAGAGTTCGGTTACCCAGAACAGGAGCTTCGGAACGTGCTGCTCGGTCTCGGCGTACGAGAACGACGTGCCCTTCAGATCACCCTGCATCTGGTTCAACTTGGTGTGGACGCGGATGTAGCAGGAGACGGGATCGCCAGCCCCGGCGGCGTAGTAGTACGCCGGGACTTTCATCTGTTCATGGAGCGCCGCTCTGGCCGCTGCCTTGATCTCCCGCAGACCCATCTCAGATCAGATCGGACGCCGACTTGCTGGCCTTGCCCTTGCCGCGACCCTTGGTGCTCGACGTGGCCTTGACCGGCTTGTCCACGGTAGCGACGATCTCGCCGCGCTGCTTTGCCTTGCCGTTGCTGCTATCGCCTTCCTCGGCGACGCCAACGTCCTTCAGATTGCCGCGCGCTTCGGCAACCTGTGCCGGGGTCTCCGGAATGGTGACCGACTTGGTGTCCATCAGAAACTTAAGCTCGTCGTCGCTGTCCACGACGAACCGGGTGCCCTTGGCGATCTTCTGGATGACTGGCGGCGTGCCACGCTGGCCCTTCTCTTTCGCCGGCTGACCGGGAACTTTGGCTCTCTGGATTTCACGCAGTGCTACTACAGTGGTGCCCATGGCGACCTCCTATGTTGATCGGATATAGAAACGGCGGGCCGGAGCCCGCCGTTCCGGCAGTCGGGCGTTGCTGTCTATTACGACGCGTCGCAGACCGTGGCGTGGAACGTTGCGTTGGGGTTCAGCGGCACCATCAGCGGAGCCGACTGGTTCATAATGAGCGTTGCGGAGGGGTCTTCCTCGTTCCACATCTTGGGGAAGATTTCCAGAGCTTGGAAGCTCGCCGCCACGTCTTGGATCGCGCCGAAGCACCGGTAGCCCTGCACGTTCGGGCCGGTGATGACGATGTCGTTGGTCGCGAGGAACGGGACCACATCGCCGTCTTCGTCCTGATAGTAGTCGCTGTAGACCACCAGTTCGACAGTGCCGCTGAGACGGCCGACGAACTCGACTTCGCCCGTGCCGTCAGCCAGCCCGAGATTGAGGCTCATGCCGTTGTTGAAGGCGCGGAGATCGGTGTTCAGGAGTTCGCGGATTTCGTCGTCCGCCTGCATCTTGGCCCAAGCGTCCGAGCCCATGGTGATGCGGTTGCCCGCGCCGCCGAACGGAGCCGTACGCATCGTCTCGCGCATGGAGGCGACGGAAGCGATGATGGAGATGCCGGCATCGCCCCACTGGACCGAACCGCCGAGCGTTACGTCCTGATCGGACGCGCGACCGAAGTTCACGACGGTACGCGGGTAGCGCTCGTCTTCCAGAATGACTTCGCCTTCGATGATCGCCTGCGCGGCCATCCACTCCCAGCGACGCTCAATCGACCAACGATGCTGACGCATGATGTCGGCGACGATGGCGTTGTAGCGGCTCTGCGGGGTCGAGGGTGCGTTGGCGTTGAGTTCGCCGAAGCCGGCCTGCCGCTTGATCATGCGGCTCGCGGTCACCGGGTCTTTCGGCTTCAGGTAAGCCGGCTTGACGCGGACCATGCGCTCGGCCGCCGAGTAGATCGGTACGCCCTGTGCGGTCGGCACGACCAGCGGAGCGAGCTTGCGATTCTCGGAGAGCTTGCTGAAATCGATGTACTCGTCCGTGAAATTTATCACGTTCGGAAAGCACAACGGAAGCCAGTACGCGACCGGCGGCTGCATGGTGCGATTATCACGGATGACCCCGAGCAGAGTAGCCGTGTCGTAGATGGTAGCGTTGATTGCCATGGTTTCGGTTTCCCTTGAATAGAAGCGGCTACTTCTTGCCCCTCGTCTGCAAGCGGTCCGGGCCTACCTTTCGGCGTTACCCGGACCGCCCGAACGCGGTATCCGATCAGACCGCGATGTCGTCGTTGCTGAACTTGCCCTTCTGG